CTTATGACCAGAATAATTAAAAGAGAACCTAATGCATATTTGGCGGCTTTATATTGGGATAGTGAAATGTTCAAACGAAATACAAGAAAAAGAAAACGATTAGAAAAATCAGAAGAAGATGATAATAAAGATTACAAAAAATTGTTTTTAGAATATGTCTCAGATGATAGAAACTTCACTAATGAATTACAGCAAAAAAATAGAAAAGATATAAGTAGGTTTGTTTTAAGATATAGTTTTATGCTAACACAAAAAGAATACAAACAAATTTATGAAGTAATAAAAGCAGGGGATCCTAAAAGACGTAACTTAAGAGGATGGTATACTGATATGGTATCAAAGAGCATAAAAAGGGAAGGTATACATATTAAAAGGAGTAAGTAATGGAAGAAAAAAATATATTAGACACAATTAAAACAATACAAATAATAGACAGAGATTTACTAAAAGCAAATGATTACAATCCTAATATGGTATTGGAAGAAAACTTAAAGCTATTAGAAAGAAGTATTTTAAATAATGGCTGGACAGCTCCTATAGTAGTAACAAAAGATTTAGTTATTATAGATGGTTATCATAGATGGTTAGTAAGTGGAAGAGAACCTTTAAAGAGTTTACTAAATAATAAAGTTCCTATAGTAATAGTAGAACATAAAAGTCATAAAGAAGATATATACGGGACAATAACACATAACAGAGCAAGGGGAACACATTTACTTGACCCAATGAAAAAGATAATAAAGGAATTAATAGAATCAAATGTTCCTATACAGGAGATATCAAAAGAATTAGGAATGAGAGAAGAAGAAATATTTAGATTATCAGATTTCAGTAGAGAAGATTTCTTAAAATTAATGATAAAAGATTATTCACATTCAAAAGCAAAAAAAATAACAAGCACAAATGTGATGAAATGAGTAATAATTTAGAAGTTAAAGAATATGCAAAAGAACTATATTTAACACCTGATGATAAAGGAAGACATAAATACTCACTAAGACAAATAGCGACAAAAATTCAACAACGGTTCAACAAGAAGGTTAACTATTCAACAATATCACTATGGGCACAAAATGAAGGTTGGCAAAATCTTTGGGAAGAAGCATATAAGATAGGTGCAACAGAAGGATTAAAGGATAAAGAACAAGTAAATGAAATAAACCAAAAAATAATAGAAGAAAGAAAGAAAAAACAGTCAACTGAAGAAATATTGCAAGAAAGAATAATAAATGCAAAGAAGAATGATTTTATAAGATTTGAAACACTTAAAGATTTAGCATTTAAGGATATAACAAGTAAGAAGGTAACAGAAACAGACAAAGAAGGTAGAACAAGAATATATTATCCCTTAATGACATTCAATAGTAAGTTAGAAGCGGCAAAAGTATTTGATATTGCTTGTAAGTATAGCGAGAAAACATTAAGCAGTATAACAATAGAAACAAAATCAGATATTGATGAGCATAAGAAAGAAATACTTGAATTAATTTATAAAATCAAGAACAATGAACAAGATTGATGAGTTTGAGTTACTTAAAAATTGCAGACCAGAGTCAAAGATAGAACTTTGGTCATTAATATATACAAACTTTAAAATAGAAATACCAAACAAGAAAATATGTGCAGAACATTCAACCCCAATGGAAGCTTTATGGGAAGTATACAATGAAGAAAATGACACAAATATATGGTGGGCTTTCAGAGGTGGTGGTAAGACAATGATGATTGCATTACTTGCTTACTTTATGAGTATACATAAACCAAATTGTGGAATAACAGTATTAGGTGGTTCATTTGAGCAATCATCAAAGGTAATGAATTACTTAGAAAAGTTTTGGTATGAAAGCGGGAATTTAAATTTAATTAAAGGAGAACTAAGTAAGACAAAATATGAATTAGTAAATGGTAGCTGGGTAAGTATATTGACTGCTTCTCAAAAATCAGTAAGAGGACCACATCCTCAGAAATTATTCTTAGATGAAGTTGATGAAATGGATAAAGATATTTACTTAGCAAGTTTAGGACAACCAAAAGAAGCTTACGGCATTAAACCACAAATATTAATTTCTTCTACTTTACACAATCCTAATGGGCTAATGGAAGAAATAATAGATAAAGGAGAAGGTAAGATTTATAAGTGGTGCATTAATGAATGTTTAGAACCTTCAGGATTTTGGACAAAAAGAGAATGGGAAACAAAACAAAAACAACTAACTCAACAAATGATAGATGTTGAATATAAACTAAAGCGACCTTCATTTAGGAATTCAGTATTTGATTATCAACAACTTGAAAATGCATATAAGAATGAATATGAGTTGGGAATAATGGAAGCAGGAATTGACTGGGGATATAAAGAAACAGTTTTATCTTTGTTCAGTGTAACAAAAGAAAAAATATACTTAGTGAAAAGTTTTGTTTGGAACTATGTAGAATTATCAGTCAGATGTGAAGAAATTAAAAAGTTAGTTAAGGAATATAAAATAACAAACATTTATGCAGACTCCAATCCTAATGACTCAAACATTGAACTTGCAAAAGTATTAAGAGACGAAAATGTGAATGTTATACCAGTTGCTTTTTCAGTTTGGAAAAAGATAAGCATAAATGTCATAAGATGGTATTTAGAAAAAAAACAATTAATAATAAATGACTTAGAAACAAAAAGAAACCTACAAGCTTATTCATTCAAAGAGGGAACAGAGGAACCAGTAAAAGAAGACGACCATAGAACAGACTCAGTAATATCTTTCTTTGCTTCTAAGTATCAGAAAGGAGAAATCAATGTTTAAGTATCCTTATTTAAAGAGTGATATTGCAGAGAAGGATTTAGAATTAATGAAATGGTATTCCTGTAATACAGAGGAATTAGCAAACTATTATTCAAATAAAGTATTAGATAAGTTTTGGAGCACAGAGGAATTGAAAGAAAGAAGGGTAATGATACATACGCCTTTAATGAATGATATTGCAATTCTTAATGCGAACTTATTATTTTCAGAAAGCTTTAATTATTCAAGTGAAAAAGACCTAAACAAAGACAGGTTAGATGAGATACTTTACAATAATTCCTTTGACTCTATATTGATTGAAAGTGCAGAACTTTGTAGTGCATTCTCGGGAATATATTTTAAGATTGATATAGACTCAAATGAAGTTAACCCATTAATAAATGTTTCAGTTCCTTATTATACGATACCAGTATTCAAAAATCGTAAGTTGGTTAAGGTTATATTCTGGCAAGAATTCAAAGATGAATTTAAAGTATTTAGATTATTTGAAACAAGGGAAATCATAAACGGAAGTTTAAATATAACTTATAAACTATATGAAGGTTCAGATGATAATTTAGGAAGAGAAGTTGATATTAATAAGATTGAAGAAGTTGCAGTTTTAAACTTGCAAGATATTATAATTCCCATTAATGATTTAGGAGTTGTTTACATACCTAATTTAAAACCAAACTTAATGTATCCCTTGTCACCTTTGGGAAGGGCAGACTGTGAAAACTTAATAAGCTTATTAGACTCCTTAGACGAAACATTCTCAAGTTGGATAAGAGATTTGAGATTAGGAATGGCAAGAATATTTGTGGACTCAGAGATATTAAGAAAAGGCAAGTTTGATGTTTACAATGAAGTTTATTTAAAGATTGATTTAACACAAAATAAACTGGCAAATGTAAATTATAAACCAATAGAACCTTTACAATTTCAAATTAGAGTCAACGAGCATAAAGAAACTGCATTAACTTTAATAAGGGAAATAACAACACGGGCAGGATATGCACCTCAATCATTTGGTATGGATATAGAAGGAAGAGCAGAAAGTGGAACAGCACTAAATATCATGCAAGGGAAATCATTACTAACAAGAAAGAAAAAAATAAAATATTGGCAAGATGGATTAGAAGAACTATTCTGGCAATTACAAGAGTTTGATAGAGTATTTTATAATGGAGATAAAGAAGTTGATTTTAATGTAACATTCCCAAGTGAGATAAAGACTTCATTAGAACAAACTTCAAACACAATAAGAAATCTAAGGCAAGTTCAATTATTGAGTAACTATACCTCGCTTAAATTATTATTCCCAGAATGGAGCGAGGAAGAAATACAAGCAGAGATAGATAGAATGAATGAAATATTATGAACTTAGAAAAGTTTTTAATACAGTTTTTAAACAGATTAAAAGCTATTTTAATACAAGCAATTAAAAATGGGAACTTAATCTCAAATAGTGACTTTAAATATTCAATTAGTAAAGATTTACAAATGTTAGAGATGAATTTAAATAATTGGGTAAATGAAGCAGTTAATGATTACTTACAAGGAGCAAAAAATATAAAAGGTAAACCAGTTAAAAAGATAACACCAGTTAACTTAAATCAAAAACCACTTTACAAAGACACAAATGAATTTGATGAGATACTTAAAAAAGGAGTAGGTTTAGAAAACTTCACAGGACATAAATCAGCCTTAGGAGTAATCTTGATGAACAGAGAAATAGTAGGTAACCAAATAATGAACCACATAACAAGAGGAATAAATGATGTATATTACAAAACTGCAACTACTGTTTTCACAGATAATTTTCAAGAAGGCGATTTATATACAAGGCAAATGTATACAGATGAATTAATTCAAAAGTTTATTGATGATGGAATTATTAGTTTCACAACAAAGAATGGTAGAAATATTCCCATTGATGAGTATTCAGAGATGGTTTCAAGAACTATGACATTACAAGCTGAAAGAGAAGGTAAATTAAATAGACTTCAAGAAACTGGCAATGATTTAATCTTAGTAAGTTCACATTTAGGTTGTTGTAAATATTGTCAACGATACAATGGAAAAGTTTTAAGTATCTCAGGCAATGATAAAAGATATCCATCACTTCAGGAAGCACAAGATAATCATTTATTTCATCCTAATTGTAGACATACATTCACACCTTATACAGGACACAAACCTAAGTATTTATATTCAGAGGAAGAACAAAAACTGATTGACCAGTATGGAGAAAAAAAAGCTAATGAAATAATTTATATAAACTCACAAAAACAGAGAAGATTAGAAAGAGAAGTAAGACAAAATAAAACTGCATATGAATTAACACATAAAGAGGAATACAAAAAATTAGTAAGTAAGAAACAGAAACAGTTAAGAGAATTCATAAATACAAATCCCTATTTAAAAAGAAAACCACAAAGGGAACAAATAAGATTTGTTCCTAAACGATTTGCAAGTTTTGCAGAGGATTTAAAAACAGTTAAAAAAGCAACG